ATGGGTGACAGTACCGAGCGGAATTACCGCACAGGACGGTCTACCCGGTCACAAGGTCACGCTCACAGCGACGGTTACGCCTAGCGACCGTGACCCGAAGTTCGCTTTCGGCAAGCGACCAAGCAAAGCAAAGTTGGTCAGCTAAGCAACAAAGCCTTTTGCGGGGATAGGCTCCCGCAGTTCAATATTGCCTATTGACAATAGCCATTATATGTAGATAATAGATATATCGAACTAAGCAAGTGACTAAAGGGAACCGACCGACCATGACTAACCGAACCAAGATTGCACACAACGCAACCATCTACGAAGTAATTGAGACATTCTCGGCAACAAGCACAGAACACCCTAAGTATGCTGAACTGCTTCGCAACAATGGAATCGTTGGTACTTACGCAGTAAAACGCACAAACGGTCGCAAGATTTACATGGTGGACTTATACGCCAACGGCATGACTGGCAACCTGCAAGCCATATAACCCCAATCAATCAACCACGGCGGGGCAACCCGCCTACATACACCAACAGCCCCGGCAGTAATGTCGGGGTTTTCTTTTTCTCTCGCGTGAGCGCGCGTAGTAACTTAAGTAACTAAGTAACTCAGTTACTTATGTAACTCAATAAATATATTAACTAAATTAGTTACTTGTTACATAAGACTCTAAGTTACTGGCAGGAATACCGATTCTTCGTGTCTAGAATCAACGGAGACGCAAGTGATGCGAAGAACTGGGATTCTCTAGCGTGGGCGTGGTTCCTCTCGCTCCGACGGGTTCTTGACTTGGTACGCCTGTCACCGCTGGAACCAGCCCGATATTAGTAGCCAAGAGGAACAACAATGGCAAAAGATTCAGCAACACACGAAGCCATGCGACAGGCGTCAGTTCAACCTAAAAACTTTACGCCTACAAAAAACGATTACCGCAGCCGAATAGTGGCTCATGGTGAAGAAAACCCCGCAACGCTAGTAGCTAACCCAAAGAACTGGCGAACCCACCCACCTGCCCAAGAAGCAGCGATGCGTGATGTACTCGACGAAATTGGTTGGGTGCAAGAAGTAATTGTCAACAAGCGAACTGGGCGGTTGGTCGACGGACACATGCGAGTGTCTATGGCATCAAGGCGGGCAGAAGATACTGTGCCGGTCAGCTATGTTGACCTCTCAGAAGAAGAAGAAGAAAAGGTGCTTGCAACTCTTGACCCACTAGGTGGAATGGCGAAGGTAGATAAAGAGGCGTTTGCAAACTTGAAACAGGGTATTGATTCAGACAGGGCTGCTCTATCGGCTCTGCTAGAAGCTGATACGGCAGTAATTGATGCTTATGAGCCTCCTGAGTATGAAATAAGCAACGAACTACTAGAGTCGCACAATTATGTGGTGCTGTATTTCGATAACGATTTGGACTGGCAAGTTGCAAAAGAACAACTGGATATAAAAAACGTCATAACTCAGGACAGTACAGAAACCTATAAACGAACAGGGCTTGGGCGAGTGTTGAACGGTCGGGACGTATTAGCCAAGTTACAGGGCAGCAAACGTGAATAGGCAGATATATATTCCGTCCTACAAACGAGCAGGAAGCATAACGTCGCATAAGATTTTTCCGTCGGCGAAGATAGTGGTTCCAGAATCTCAACTGAAGGATTACCAAAGCTATTACGGAAGCAAGGTGGTCAGCGTTCCCGACCACAGGGACGGAAACATTGCAATAAAGCGAAACGCAATACTTGATATGGCAAGTGACGCTGGCATTGATTGGGTGTTGATGGTCGATGATGATTACGAGTACATCGGAAAAATCACAAAACAGAAACCACGGTGGCTGAACAATGATGAAATTGAAGCCCTAATTGATGACGGATGCCGAATGGCAGATGAGTTACAGACCGGCATGTGGGGATTGAATGTTCGAAATGACCCAAAGTTTTACCGCGAATATAGCCCTTTTTCTCTAACGACTCCAATACTCGGACCATTTCACGCAGTCAAAGTAACAGAGTTAAGATATGACGAAAATATACCGCTCAAAGAGGACTACGACTTTTGGCTTCAGTCGATAAGAAAATACCGAAAGACTCTCAGGTTCCAGTCTTACCACTACCACGTTGACCACATAAGCAAAACCGGCGGCGTTGTTTCGTATCGAACAAAGCAAAGAGAAGAAGAACAAAACAAGCTGTTACAGAAAAAGTGGGGCAACAGGGTCGTGAAGTATGACATTACTAAATCAATAAACCCACGGGTGCATATTCCAACTTCAAGAAGTGACACATGACCACCGATATGAAAAGACAAAGAGGACGGAACTCATACGACCGCTCGGCTTATGATTGGTTCGACACTTTTGAAAGTGCATTGCGTCTAACCGGGAACGTAACAGCAGCTTGTGAACGTGCTGGCGTTAGTAGGACGGCTGCCTATAACGCAAGAGAAGCCCGCCCCGACCTTGTGGAGCGATGGGACTATGCCCAACAATATGCGGTCTCGCAACTGGAGTTAGAAGCAAGGCGAAGGGCATTTGATGGGTCAGACACGATGCTTATATTCCTGCTGAAAAAACAGAAACCAGAAGTGTATGGCGACCACTTGCGGCTTGAACATTCTGGCGAACTAGATAACAGGGTTATTTTCACAATAAATCCGAACCCTATAAGCGGCGAGCTTACTGAGTAATGACGTTACAACAAGTTGAGTACATGCGCCCGCAGATGTATAAGCAGCAACTTGATGCTATTTGGTGTGATGAACGCTACTCCGTTATTGAAGCCAGTACGAAATCGGGCAAGACATTTGGGTGTATCTGCTGGCTAATAGAACAAGCGATGCTTCCCAAAGTGCAAAATGCAAACTATTGGTGGGTTGCCCCGGTATCAGTACAAGCGAGAATAGCGTTCACTAGAACAAAAAATTATCTGCCAGAAGCGATAAGGTTGGTCAACGAATCCCGCATGACTATAACTTTAGCGAACGGTTCGGAAATATCGTTTAAGTCTGCTGATAATCCAGACAGCCTCTACGGTGAAGATGTTTACGCAGCGGTAGTCGATGAGGCTTCCCGATGCAAAGAAGAAGTTTGGCATGCAGTCCGGTCAACGCTCACAGCAACGCGTGGGCATATACGCATCATCGGCAACGTCAAAGGTCGCAAGAACTGGGCGTACCAATTAGCACGTAAAGCCGAGTCAGGTGTACCCGGCTGGCGTTACAGCAAAATCACCGCAGCCGACGCAGTAGCAGCGAACGTCTTACAGGCTGACGAAGTAGCAGAGGCGCAGCGTGACCTTCCTGAACAAGTATTCAAGGAACTGTATCTAGCGGAACCGTCTGATGACCAAGGCAATCCGTTTGGTGTAGATGCTATATATAACTGCGTTGCTCCAATGTCAGACAAAGAGCCTGTCTGTTGGGGCTGGGACTTAGCAAAATCAACGGACTGGACTTGGGGAATTGGACTCGACGAAGACGGTGCTGTTTGTAGGTCAGAGCGATGGCAATCACCGTGGGAGGAAACTCTAAAACGTATTGTCAACATCACTGGCAATATTCCCGCATTAGTTGACAGCACAGGCGTGGGGGATGCGATACTGGAGTTCCTCGCCAAAGCTGGTAGCAATTTCGAGGGCTTCAAATTTACAAGCACGTCTAAGCAGCAACTCATGGAGCGGCTCGCTGTTGGTATCCAACAACAGCAGATTACGTTTCCAGAAGGGCAATTGCTGAATGAATTGCTATCTTTTGAATATGTATACACTCGCACCGGCGCACAATACTCAGCACCAACAGGACTCCATGACGATGGGGTCTGCGCTCTTGCGCTCGCCGTTTACCACCAAGACAACAAACCGGGCATCGGAGTATGGCTTTAATGGGATTTCTTGACAGGTTCATTCCAGCGCGAAAAGCTGAGGCGAACGAAGCTGTTGTGTCTGCTGTTATCAACGCAACGGACAGCGGTTATTCTTCACCTGATGCTAGTTACGGCAACTTTGCAAGAGAAGGCTATGCTGGCAACGAATTGGTCTTTGCTTGTATTCGCGAGATAGCGACTTCAACGGCAGAAGCAACGCTGTGCTTATACGATGAGAACCATGAGAAGATAGAGAACTCTCCGCTTGCGAATCTGGTTAAGAATCCAGCAAATGGACAGACACAGTATGAGTTCCTCGAAACCCTAATTACCCACCTACAAATTGCTGGAAACGCTTACGTGCTAAAGGAACGGGCAAGGATAGGCGTTGTATCGCTTATGCTGCTGCGACCTGACCGCATGGAAGTTGTTGCATCTGGCGGGTACTCATACGAAATCAATGGTCATAAATACTTCATACCTGATGAAGATGTTGGACACCTAAAGTTCCCAAATCCTAACAACGATTTCTACGGGCTGTCGCCGCTTCAAGTATTAGCGAAGCAAATCAACCTTGACACAGACGCAACCACATTTACCAAAGCCTTCTTCAACAATGCCGGTGTGCCGTCTGGAATCTTGAAACTACGTCGTAAGCTGTCACATCAGGACGAAGCTGACAGACTACGCTCTGCATGGCGCGGGCAGTTTCAAGGCAACAAGAACTGGCACAGGGTTGCGATACTCGACGAAGATGCTTCATATGAAAAAATGGGTAGCAGCATCGGCGAAATGGAAATTCCCTCGCTGCGTAACTTATCCGAAAGTCGTATCTGTTCAGCGTTAGGTGTGCCAGCAATCTTGGTTGGCGCAAACATTGGATTGCAGCGAAGTACCTTTGCTAATTACGCAGAAGCAAGAGAATCATTCTGGGAGGAAACCCTGCTGCCGCTGTACCGACGTATTGAGCAATTCATGGCTGGGCTGCTGGAGCCAGAGTTCCAGAGTGAGCGTGGATATTTAGGGTTTGACTTCTCAGACGTTCGCGCCTTGCAAGAGGACGAAGATGCGTTAGTAAACCGCCAGCTTGTTCGGTCGCAGATAGCCAACCAGCTTATAACCGCTGGATTCACGCCTGACGCAGCGTTACAAGCCGCAGGGATAGAACAAGAACTAGAACACACTGGCTACTTGCCAACGAGCCTCTCCGTGCTAGGACAGCGACCCGTTGAAGGTAAGGCTCTTACTCAGGCAGCAGCAAACAGATTACTAGAGCCTCTGAAAGAATCGTATGAAGAAGAAGTTGAAGCGATGGAGCGGATACTGGCTAAGTCCTTCAAGGAGCAGCTAAACCGCGCCGACGGCATTATGGGTCGTTACTTATCGCAAGCAGAACCAGAAGCTAAAGAAGAAAAGGTTGATGTTCCTTCGTTCATTAGTTCTAACGCTCGCCGTGGCTTGAAGTATTACGAAGAAGGCAGAGCGGGTGATGGTCTTACTCCAAAGACTGTTAGAGAAGCACGGCAACTAGCTGCTGGAAATGTAAGCGAAAACAAGGTTGTGCGAATGGCAGCTTGGTTTGCTCGTCACAAGAGCGACTTAGAAGCCCCAAAGAACAGCAACCCAAACAATGATGATTATCCCGGCGCAGGAGCGGTCGCTTGGCTGTTATGGGGCGGCAACCCCACATCTAGTCCTATGCGGGCTATGGAGTGGGCTGAGCGTACATCAGGAGGATTTGAGAAGGTAGCGTTGGCAAGTGACCAGTTCACAACAAGAGAAGAAGCAGAAGCAAGAGCGGAGCAGTTAGGATGCTCTGGTTCGCACACGATGGAAGTAGACGGTTTTGTTGTTTACATGCCTTGCTCAACGCACTCGTCTTATGAATCAATCGTTGATGACTCGGACACACCATCAGCAACCTACACGCGTTCCCAAAAGCTACAAATGCCGTTCAATGAGTTCACGTTGATTCCTATAACTGCTGACGCTCAACTAAGCGGAGCCATGTCACCAACTCTAATCAAAACAATGGAACGAGCATGGGAAACAATCAACGCTGCTAACGTATTCACGCCAATGCCATTTGACCCTGAATTGCCTATTTTCTCAAACGTCTTGCGTAATGCTGGCACGAAGATAAACGATGTTTCACGGAATGCACTTCGTAAGGAATTACAAGTCGGCAACCAAGCGGGTTACAGTCTTGACCAAATAGTGCGAGGCGTTCCCAAAGACAACTACCGAGGTCTGCGTTCTGTGGTTCGTGAGACATACAAGAATCGTTCTAAGACGATTGCACGAACCGAAGTTGCTACGGCTCAGAACACAGGCACAGCAGGACGATATAAAGCTGCTGGAGTAACTCAGGTTATTATTCAAGACGGCGACGATGATGATTTATGTGCGCCGTATAACGGCACTCGGCAGTCGATAGATTGGGCGTTGGATAATCCCATTGCTCACCCAAATTGCACACGCGCTTATTCAGCCGTGATTGATGGAGTAACTGACTAATGGTTCAGACAGAAGCGGCAAGCATTGTCCGCAAAATATCAAAAGCAGAAGCCACAACAATCGACGCTGCCGAAGGTATCGTCGAGGCTTTTGTAAATACGATGGGCGTTCTTGATTACGATGACGAGATTATCAAGATTGATGCGTTCTCTGATTCAATTATGAAGGGCGGTCAAACAGTCGCTTGGTTTCACGACCAAAGTACGCCAGTCGGCAAGGTACTAGATGCTGCACCAGTACCTTACGGCGAGGACGAGCAAACAGGCATGGCTACCGGGCGACTGAAAGCGGTCATGCAATTCAATATGAACACTCAGCGAGGGCGAGAAGCCTTTGCAGATGTGCAGTTCGGTAGCGTCAAAGAATGGTCGGTCGGTTTCCGGTCGCTGTCTGACGGAATCGAAATGCTTGCGGACGGTACTAAGGCACGTGTGATTGATGCTCTTGATTGGGTTGAAGTCTCGCCTGTATTACGTGGTGCAAGCCCAAACACTCAGACAATCACATCGAAGTCTGCCTCGGACGCGCTCGGCACAGAACAAGTTGTCGATGATGCCTCTGACACGGAAGCGGAGTTGGTTCGCGAGAGTATCGAAATAACAAAAATTCAACTCACTTTGGAGACAAACAAAGATGGATAAAGTAAACGAGTTGCGAGAATCAGCACGTTCCATTCTTGCTAAGGCTAATGAAGCCATTGAGTCCGGTGACATTGAGGCTGCTTCTAAAGCGCGCCAAGATGCTGTCGAACAGATGGAAAAAGCCGAGCAGATTCAGAACGAAGCTGACGCACTTAAGACTCTTTCAGGTGACTGGAACAAGCCAACAAACTCTGTTCCGGTAACTGGCGAAGAAGCAAAGACATACGACGCAACCGACAAGGGTGCTGCCTACCGTAACGACTACAAGCCCGCTACATGGGTGAAGGGTCTACCAGCAGCAGTTCAGCCAACTTGGGTGCGTGACCAGATGGGTGACAACCTCAAAGACGAGGCTCGCTTCTACCAAGACACTTGGTCAAAGTGGTTCCGTGACCGCTCACCAAATGCCGCCAAGTTCTTCCAGACTGCAACAGCCGACGAACTGAAGGCTATGCAGGAAGGCACAGACTCTGAGGGTGGGTTCTTCGTCCCAGAAGATTTCCGAACTCAGGTCATTCACAACACAGGCGTACCCGGTGGAGTTCACCGACCTTACGCAACAGTTCTAACTACCTCATTGAAAGACGGCTACCTGCCGACTCTTGGTTCGGTATCATGGGCTGCTATTGCAGAAGAAGCTGCTTACGGTGATAACACACCAACAATCGGTCAGGTTTCGTTCAACATTCGCAAAGCGGGTGGAACAACCAAAGTATCAAGCGAACTGCTTGAAGATTCTGCTGTGAACCTTCCAGCTTTGCTCTCACAGATTTTTGGTGAGGCGCAGGGTCGATACGAGGACACGCAGCTAATCGGTGGTGACGGTACGACCGAGGCAGAAGGTATCCGAACAACAGCAACGGACGGCACGGACTCAGCAGCTAACAACGCTGTTGCAATCGCTGACTTCCAGAACTGGTACTTTGACCTTCCAGCACAGTTCCGCAACAACGCAATCATCAGCACAACTTCGTCAGTAATGGCGCAGGTTGCCGCTCTTGATGTGACTGCGAACAAGGGTTCACTAACCGCAGCACCAGCGTCTAGCTTGCTTGGCAAGACAACGGTTCTATTTGATGGAACTGGTTGGGACGATGCTGTGTCTATTAGTGCAGACGAAGAAATCGGCTGTATTGGTGACTTCTCGAACTACTACCTAATTGACCGAATCGGAATGTCAATGCGACGTGACGATTCAATCTATGTTGCGAATGACCAAGTTGGTTTCTTCGCTCGTAGCCGATACGACGGACGAGTTGGACTTGCAGATGCGTTCCGTATCTTCAAGATTGCTTCCTAAGAATTGAGGTACTCACAATGCCAAAATTCAGGAAACTAACCGACCGGGCGACAGTTGTTGTTGCACTTGCTCCAGTTAGCAAGAGTGCAGGGACAACTACGAGTTCAGCGGTGGACATGACAGGCTTTGGTGGCGGTGCATTGATGGTCAATGCAGGTGTTATCGCAGCAAGTGGAACAGTGGATTGCAAAGTGCAATCTTCTGCGACAAGTGGTGGAACCTACACTGACATTACTGGTGCGGCAATAACTCAGATGACACAAGCGGGTGGCGACTCAGGTACGTCACAGCTTGTAAGTTTTGACATGCCAGCCGGACACACGCACGTGAAGACTGTTCTGGTCAACGCAACGGCAGCAGCTATTCAAGGTGTTTTTGTTATCAAAGACAAAGACCTGAGAAGCTAAAACAACTGAGGCGGCTCGTCCTTCGGGGCGGGTCGCCACGGTAGCAAGGATAGAAATGGCAGCAAAGAAAATATCAGTAATATGTTTGGAAGACCGCCAGATTGGTAATGACTTATATGTTGCTGGTAATAAATACAAAATCGCAGCAGAACGCGCAGACCGTTACAGCGCATATTTCAAAGTAGTTGAGGAGCCTGTAAAGCCAAAGAGGGCAAAGAAGGTTCAAACTAAAGATGCCGGGGCAACCGAGGATAAATAAGTAAATGGCGCAGACGTATCACCTATACGCAGACAGCTACGACTTTCGGGCTTACATGAGCGGAACCGACCACGTTACTGATTGGGACACCGACGAGGCTCCGATTGTTCGCGTCTTGGGTTCAGCGTCAAAGCGCATTGATACTTATCTTGGACGCAGCTTTGGCATACGCACCGAAACCCACACTTACGATATTGGGGAAGGCGCACTTCGCAACGACCGAATCTTCCGTGGCTACGGTAACGAAATAAACGACTACCCTGATTATTGGTCAAGTAAGTTATCCGGTGCTGGCATTATCCTGCTCGGAGACTGGCTTACAACAGCGACAACGGTAACTGCCTATGGTCAGACCGCCCGAACGTCCTCTACGGTGCTTACAGAGGGCATAGGTAACGATTTCCTGTTAGAGCCTTACAACCGTTCACCTAAAACTCTAATGAAATTGGAAGAAGATACCACTGACTCGTTTTACGGTGGGCAGCAAACTTTGACCATTCTCGGCGAGTGGGGTTGGCAGAGCGACAAGGTTTCATTATCAACTATTGATGCGATAAATAGCACAAGCACAACATCGGTTCCCGTAGCGCATGGCTCAGGAACTTATGCTGGCGACACCATTATTGTTGACAGCGAGCAAATGTACGTGTCTGCGGTATCAGGTAACAACCTGACAGTTATTCGTGCGGTCAACGGTACAACGGCAGCGACGCACAGCGATGGCGTTACTTATTACAAGTGGAAGTATCCTGACGATGTGACGCAAGCAGCGTTAGATATTGCTCGCACTTACTGGCGCAGCCGTGACGCTGGGTTGACCAACGTGATTGGAACAGGCGAAATGGGAATGAGCAATCCCGCAAGGGAAGAAACAGCCATTCTCAAACGGCTCGACCATTACAGGAACAGCAGGGAGACTGCCGTTTATGTCTAGCGTTGGAATGACAATCGAAATGAAGGGCAAGCTGTTCGACATATCTGCGGACAAGCGGCTTCTTGATGCTATAAATCAAGGCATTACACGAATGGCGTTGGTAACTGAGGAGCGCGTAAAGGAACCAATGGTCAAAGGGCGTGGCGTTGTAACGGGACATTTGCGACGTTCTGTTTCTGGTGAGTTAGTTAGCGACCTAAAAGCGCAAGTAGATGCTGGCTCCGCTCGGCAAGGGGCGAACGTG